AACGCGTCTCTGTCCGCCTGTCGGCGACGGGCGGGCGGCAGGTCAAGGATGCGCTGCGCGGTGTCGGCGAGGCCGGCCAGCAGGGCTTCCGGCGTCTCTCGCGCGAGATGGAGGCGGCCAACCGCCGTCTTGCCCGCTTCGCGCGGCAGGCCACGCGGATCGCCCGGGTCGTCGGCGCGGCGGCGGCGGCGGCCGGCGCGGCGCTGATCCGCTCGGGGCTCCAGACCGTCGACGCGCAGGCCAAGCTCGCGCAGTCGCTCGCCACCACCACCGCGAGCGTGCAGGTGCTGGCCCGCGCGGCGGACCTGTCGGGCAATTCCTTCCGCGAACTCGAGGCCGGCTCGGCACGCCTGACCCGGCGCCTGTCGCTCTTCGCCGCCGATGGGAGCGGCCCGGCGGCCGACGCGATCCGGCGGCTGGGGCTGAACGCGGCGGAGCTGCTGGCGCTGCCGCTCGACCAGCGCATCGCGCGCGTGACCGAGGCGATCCGGCAGAACGCGGCGGCCTCCGAGCAGGCGGCGCTCTTCTCGCAGCTCTTCGGCGATCGCGCCTTCGTGGCCTTCCAGCGGCTCGACACGGCGCAGCTGCGCCAGGCGAACGACGAGCTGCGCCGCTTCGGCGTGCTGGTGAGCGACGCGGACGCGGACCGGATCGAGGCGACGAACGACGCGATCTCGCGGCTGGGGCTGCTCTGGCGGGGCCTGTCGAACCAGCTGGCCGTCGCCGCCGCGCCGGCGCTGCAGAGCGCGGCCGAAGGGCTGGCCCGGCTGGGCGAAGTGGGGGGCCCGATCCAGCGGGTCTTCACCGGCATCTCGGACGCACTCGTCCTGCTGATCGACAATTTCGGGCGGGTGGCCAGCACCGCGGCGGCCTTTGCCGGGTTCCTCGCCGGCCGCATGGTTGCGCGTCTCGCGCTGGCCGCGACTACGGTCCGCGGGCTCGCCACGGCGCTGGTGGTCCTGCGCGGGGCGCTGATCCGTACCGGCATCGGCGCACTCATCGTCGGCGCGGGCGAGTTGGTCTACCAGTTCACCCGGCTTGTCTCCGGCGCGGGCGGTTTCGGCGAGGCGATGTCGCTCCTGAAGGACCTCGCGGTCGAGGTCTGGGACCGGATCAAGATGGGCGCCGCTGCGGCGGGAGCCGCCGCCACGGCGATGTTCTTCGACCTGAAGGCCGACGCCGCCTCGGGCATGCAAAGGGCCATCGAGAGCGTCGTCGGTTTCGGGAATACGGCGGCGAACACGTTTGAGGGCGCCTACGAGGCGATCAAGGCGATCTGGGGTCTGCTGCCGGCCGCCATCGGCGATCTGGCGTTCCAGGCGGCCAACAGCCTGGTCGACGGCGTCGAGGCGATGCTGAACGGCGTGGTCTCGCGCATCAACGGCTTCATCGGCGGCATCAACCAGGGGCTCGAAGCCCTCGGTTCGGAGCGGCGCATCTCGCTGGTGCCAGACCTCGACCTCGGCGAGATCGAGAACCGCTTCGAGGGTGCGGCCAGTGCTGCCACGACAGCGGCGCAGGCAGCCTTCGACCGGGCCTTCGAGGACAACCCGCTCACCCCGCCCGATCTCGGTCTGACCGAGGCGGCGAGCAGGGCGCTCGAGTCCGCCAACCTCTATCGAGGGGCCGCGCGCGATCTGGCCGAAGGGGCCCGTGCGCCCCTCGAAAGCTGGCAGGCTCTGCGCGACGCGGTGCGCGGCACCGACGAGGCCAGTGCCGATGCGCTGACCGAGGCCACTGGCGCAGCCGAGCGGCTGGAGACGGCGCTCGGCGACGCCGGCCGCGCCGCGACTGGTGCCGGTGCGGCGGCCGAAGCTGCTGCTGCGGCAGCGGAGCCCGCGACCGAGGCGGCCGTCACCGGCTGGCGGGCGGTCACGGCGGCGCTGTCCGACTACGCCAGCAGGGCGCGCGATATCGGCGGCGACATCGGTCAGAGCCTCGTAGGGGCTTTCCAGTCGGCGGAGAACGCGGTGGGCGAGTTCGTGAAGACCGGCAAACTGAACTTCCGCGATCTCGTCACCTCGCTGCTGGCCGATCTCGCCCAGCTGGCCGCGCGGCGGTTCATCCTCGGGCCGATCGCAAACGCGCTCTCCGGCGTGTTCTCCGGGGCGGGCGGGATCTTCGCCAGCGTCCTGCATGCGGGCGGGATGGTCGGATCGGCGGGGCCCTCACGCTTGGTCCCGGCCATGGCCTTCGCCGCTGCACCCCGGATGCATTCCGGCGGCATGGCCGGGCTTCGCCACGACGAGGTGCCCGCGATCCTGCAGCGCGGTGAGCAGGTGCTGTCGCGGCGCGAGGCGCAGGCCTACGGCGCGGGTGGCGGGGTGAACGTCACCATCATGGCCCGCGACGCCGAGAGCTTCCGGCAGTCCCGCACGCAGGTCGCGGCCGACATCGCCCGTGCTGTGTCGCTCGGGCGGAGGGGTATGTGATGGCGTTTCACGAGGTCCGGTTTCCCGACAACATCAGTCGCGGCGCGCGCGGGGGGCCGGAACGGCGCACACAGATCGTCGAGCTTGCCTCGGGCGACGAGGAGCGCAACGCCAGCTGGGCCAACTCGCGCCGCCGCTACGATGTGGCCTACGGCATTCGCCGCGCCGACGATCTCGCCGCCGTCGTCGCCTTCTTCGAGGCGCGCAACGGCCGGCTCCACGGCTTCCGCTTCAAGGACTGGGCCGATTACAAGTCGGACCTGCCGTCCGCGGCGATTTCGCCCACCGACCAGGAGATCGGCATCGGCACCGGCAGCCTCACTGAATTTGCCCTCCTGAAAAGCTACAGCTCCGGCGCGCAGAGCTGGACCCGCGCCATCGCCAAGCCCGTGGCCGGCAGCGTGCGCATCGCGCTCGGTGGCGTCGAGCAGATATCGGGCTGGACGGCCGATACGACCACCGGCGTCGTGATCTTCGACACCGCGCCGGCCGAGGGCGTCGCCATTACGGCGGGCTTCGAGTTCGACGTGCCGGTCCGCTTCGACACCGATGCGCTCGACGTGACGCTCGATGTCGAGCGGCTTGGCTCCATCACTTCCATCCCGCTTCTGGAGATCCGGCGATGAACGACCCCGGCAGCTTTGTGGCCGCCGTGCTGCGCGAGATTGCAGCCTCGACGGCGGTAATCCTCGCGGCGTGGGGTGCGCTCGGCGGCGCCACGAACGCGCTGACGACGAAGATGCGGCTGCGCGATGCGCTGCGCCACATCCTGCTCGGCGGGCTGATCGCGGCCGGCATGGGGAGTCTCTCCATGGCCGTCATCACGGCCTGGCTGGGCCTGCGCCCCGAGGCAATCCCGGCAGGCGGGGCCGCAGGGTCCGCTGCCTATCTCGTCGGGGTCTTCGGGCCGGCCTTCATCGAGATGCTGCTCGCCCGTCTGCGCCGCGCCAAGGACGACGACGGCGATGAATGACCTCATTCGCCTCGCACGTTCGCTCCGCTGCGACCCGCTCGACCCCGGCCGACGCTTCGCACACCGGTTGCGTATCGGTTTGGCCGTTGCGGCCCTGATCCTGATCCTCTCGTTTCTGGAGTAATCCCATGCAAATGACCGAGCGGGGCCTTCTGGCCCTGGCCGGGCACGAAGGAGTCGTGCCCGCGCCCTACCGCGATTCCACCGGCACCTGGACCTTCGGCATCGGCCATACGGCGGCGGCCGGGCCGCCCGACCCCGCGCAGATGGCACGCGGCATGCCCACTGATCTCGATGAGGGCATCGGCGAGGCGTTCCGGGTCTTTCGCGCGGATCTCGCGGCCTATGAGGCCGAGGTCCGGGCCGCGGTGACGGTTCCGCTGGCGCCGCACGAGCTCGATGCGCTGGTCTCCTTTCACTACAACACGGGCGGCATCGCCCGCGCTGCGCTGACCCGCCATCTGAACGCCGACGATCGCGAGGCTACAGCTCAGGCATTTCTGAACTGGCGGCGGCCAGCGGAGATCATCCCCCGGCGCGAGGCGGAGCGGGACCTGTTCCTCCATGGCCGCTATCCCGGCGGGCCCATCCCGGTCTGGTCCGTGGATCCTGTGGGCCGCGTGGACTTCTCGCGGCCTGTCCGGCGGCTGGCGGAGAGCGAAGCGCTGGCGCTCCTGCAACCCGCCAAGCCCGATGTTGCTGGCACCACCCCCACGCCGACCGGCTGGCTCGCCCGGCTGGCCGCTTTTGTCTCCAACCTGATCCAGAGGGCCTGACCCATGCGCTACGTTCGCCCCAGTTCCATGACCTGGTGGGCGGGACTGCTCGCCATGCTCACCGGCATCGCGTCCATCGCACTGCCCGCAACCGGTCCGCTCGGCGAGTTGTCCCGCCTTGTCGCACTACTCGCCGGCTCGGGCGACGCATCTCCCGCGGGGCTGATGTTCCTCGGGCTGGGCCTGATTGGCCTGCGCGACCGGATCGAGCGCGGGTTCCGCGGCGATGCTTGAGTTCTTCGCTGGTCTGGTCGTGGGCGGCGGCCTCGGTGTTTTCGTCGCAGCCCTCTGCGTGGCGGCCGCGCGCGGGGAGCGGGACGATGGCTGATCTCCTGATCTGGCTGGTCGCGGCTCTGGGCGCAGTCGGGGGCGTCGTCCTCGGCCGGGTCTGGGGGCGCGTGGAAGGGGAGCACGCTGGCAAACGGGAGGCGGAACGCGATGCGATGGAAGAGACGATCGAAAAGGTCGAGCGCGGCCGCGACGCGGTTCGCGATGGCCGCGGCGCTGGCGATCCTGCTGAGCGGCTGCGCCGCAACGATGGGCGCTGGTGATGCGGGCTGCGCCTCCTATGCCGAGGCGCGCCTCGCCCGGCCGCCCGCCGAGACTGTCGCAGCCGTGCCGCCGGACTGGGCGGACTGGATCGCCGATCTTGACGACCGCATGACGGGAACCTGCCGATGAAATCCCTCTCGCCCGCCCTGCAGGCCCATCTCGACGAGGGCACGACGACGCTCGCGTGGTGCTGGCGGATCACGCGCGCCGACGGCGTCACCTTCGGCTTCACCGATCATGACCGGACGCTTTCCTTCGACGGAACGGACTTCGAGCCCGAGAGCGGGCTGACGGCCTCCGAGGTGCGCTCGGGCTCCGACCTGTCGGTCGATGCGCAGGACGCCGAAGGCGTGCTGACTTCGGACCGGATCACCGAGACCGACATCCTCGACGGCCGCTGGGACAACGCCGAAGTCGAGGTCTGGCGGGTGAACTGGGCCGACACCGGGCAGCGCGTGCTGATGCGGCGCGGGGCCATCGGCCAGATCCGGCGCGGGCGGCTCGCTTTCGTCGCCGAGGTGCGCTCGCTCGCGCATGTGCTGGGCCAAACCGTCGGGCGTACATTTCAAGCCCGATGCGACGCGGCGCTCGGGGATACGCGTTGCGGCGTCGATCTGGAGGATCCCGCCTACAAGGGCACCGGCGCCGTCATAGACATCCTCCGAGACCGCGCCTTCACTGCCTCGGGGCTCGGCGGCTTCACCTCCGGCTGGTTCACCTTCGGCACGCTGGACTGGACGAGCGGCGCGAATGCCGGACGGCGCACCGAGGTGCTGGGCCATGACGTCACGGACGGCATCGCGGTGCTGACGCTGCTCGAAGCGCCCGTGCGCGCGATCGCCGAGGGCGATGGCTTCACCATCCGCGCGGGCTGCGACAAGCGGATGGAGACCTGCGGGGCAAAGTTTGCCAACACCGCCAGTTTCCGCGGGTTTCCGCATATTCCGGGCCAGGACACGATCCTGCGCTATGCGTCGAAGGACGGCAGCCACGAGGGTGGCGTGCTGTGACCTCTGCCGATCCCACCCGCGTCATCGCCGTCGCGCGCTCCTGGCTCGGCACGCCCTACCACGACCAGGCCAGCCTCCGCGGTGTCGGCTGCGACTGCCTCGGGCTTGCGCGTGGCGTCTGGCGCGACGTTGTCGGCCCCGAGCCGTTCCCGATCCCGCCATACAGCCGCGACTGGGGCGAGACCGGGCCGCGCGAGGTTCTGGCTGACGGCGCGCGGCGGATGATGATCGAGGTGGAAACGGCAGCTGCCGGTCCTGGCGCGCTGGTGCTGTTCCGCATGAAGCCCCGCGCCATTGCTAAGCATGTCGGGATCCTCACCGGGCCCAGCAGCTTCCTCCACGCCTATGAGCGGCTCGGCGTCATTGAGGAACCGTTCACCCAATCCTGGCGGCGGCGCATCGCTTTCGCCTTCCTGTTTCCGCAACGCTGAGCATACCCGCATGGCTACCCTCGTACTCGGTGCCGCTGGCGCTGCCATTGGCGGCAGCATCGGCGGCGCGATCCTCGGCGTCAGCGCCGCGACCATCGGCGGCTTTATCGGCTCCAGCATCGGCTCGGTCGTCGACAGCTGGATCATCTCGTCGCTGGCGCCCACGCAGCGCATCGAGGGCGCGCGTCTCGATACGCTGCGCATCACCTCCGCCACCGAGGGCGCGGTCATCCCGCGGCTCTACGGTCGTATGCGGATGGGCGGCAACATCATCTGGGCGACGGATTTTCGCGAGGAGACGAAGACCACGACGCAGGGCGGCGGCAAGGGCGGCGGGGGCGGCAAGGTCAAGACCACCGAGTATCTGTACTACGCCAGCTTCGCCGTCGCCTTGTGCGAGGGCCCGATCACCGGCATCGGCCGCATCTGGGCCGACGGCAAACCGATGGATCTCTCCGGCGTCACCTGGCGCTGGTATCCGGGGGACGAAGCGCAGACCGCCGATCCGTTCATCGCCGCGAAGATGGGCGCGGCGAACACGCCCGCCTATCGCGGCACCGCCTATGTGGTCTTCGAGGAACTTGCGCTCTCGACCTACGGCAACCGCCTGCCGCAGCTGTCCTTCGAGGTGTTCCGGCCGCTGGCCGATCCCGACACCGCCGAGGGGCTCACCCGCGCCGTCACCATGATCCCGGCCTCGGGCGAGTTCACCTATGCCACGCAGGCCATCCGCAAGACCGATGGCGGCGCGACGGTGCCCGAGAACCTGAACGCGCTGGCCGGCTCCACCGACATGGTGGAGGCGCTGGACCGGCTGCAGGCGATGGCCCCTGCGGTCGAAAGCGTCAGCCTCGTGGTGGCCTGGTTCGGCGACGATCTGCGCGCGGGATCGTGCAAGGTGCGGCCGGGCGTCGAGGTGTCGGCCAAATCCACCACGCCCGCCAGCTGGTCGGTGAACGGCGTGAGCCGCGGCGATGCCTTCGTCGTCAGCCGCGACGATCAGAATCGCCCCGTCTATGGCGGGACGCCCTCCGACTTCGCGGTGGTGCAGGCCATCCAGGAGATGAAGGCCCGCGGACTGCGGGTGACCTTCTATCCCTTCATCCTGATGGATGTGCCGCCCGGCAACACGCTGCCGAACCCCTATTCCGACAACGCCGCAGAGACTGGTCAGCCTGCCTTCCCCTGGCGGGGGCGGATCACCTGCTCGCCCGCGGCGGGTTTCGCCGGGACCGTGGACAAGACCGCCACGGCAGCCGCGCAGGTCGCTGCGCTGTTCGGCGCGGCGACGCCCGCCAGCTTCAGCGTCTCGGGTCAGTCGGTTTCGTGGCCAGGCGCGCCCGGCGACTGGGGCCTGCGGCGCATGGTGCTGCACTACGCCCATCTCTGCGCGGCGGCGGGCGGGGTCGACGCCTTCCTGATCGGCACCGAGATGCCGGGGCTGACAACGATCCGATCCGGAGCCAGCACCTATCCGGCCGTGCAGGCCTATCGGGACCTGCTCGCCGATGTGCGTTCGATCCTCGGGTCGGGGACCAGGATCGGCTATGCCGCCGACTGGTCGGAATACTTCGGGCATCAGCCGGGCGACGGTTCGGGCGACGTGTACTTCCATCTCGATCCGCTCTGGGCCGATCCGGAGATCGATTTCGTCGGCATCGACAACTACATGCCGCTCTCCGACTGGCGCGACGGGTTCGAACATCTCGACGCGGCCGAGGGCTGGCCCGCGATCTACGACCGGGCCTACCTGCAGGGGAACATCGCGGGTGGCGAAGGCTTCGACTGGTTCTACGCCAGCGCCGCTGATCGGTCGGCGCAGGTGCGGACGCCGATCACGGATGGCGCGGCGGCCAAGCCGTGGGTGTTCCGCTACAAGGATCTGCGCGCCTGGTGGTCCAACCCGCACTACGACCGACCCGGTGGGGTGGAGAGCGGCACGCCGACTGCGTGGGCGCCGCAGTCGAAGCCCGTCTGGTTCACCGAGCTCGGCTGCCCCGCCATCGACCGGGGCACCAACCAGCCCAACGTCTTCTTCGATCCGAAGTCGTCGGAGAGCTTCACGCCGCATTTCTCGCGGGGCTGGCGCGATGACGCCATCCAGCGCGCCTATCTCGAGGCGACCTGGCTCTGGTGGGGCGTCCCGGCGAACAACCCGGTGTCCTCGGTCTACGGTGGGCGGATGGTGCATGTGCCCGAGTGCGCCGCCTGGACCTGGGACGCGCGGCCGTACCCATTCTTTCCGGCGCTGACCGACGTCTGGACGGACGGCGCGAACTGGCGGCTCGGCCACTGGCTGACCGGTCGGCTCGGCGCGGTGTCGCTGGCGGCCCTCGTGCGGCACCTCTGCCTGCGCGCCGGGCTGCCCGAAGATCGCATCGACGTCACCGGCCTCTGGGGCGCGGTCGAAGGCTACGCAATCACGGCGCTGGAAAGCCCGCGCGCCTCGATCACCACGCTGTCGCGCCACTTCGGCTTGGACGCGGTGGAGACCGAGGGGGTGATCCGCTTCGTGATGCGCGGCCGGGCCTCCGTCGCCACCCTCGAGCCCGACGACCTCGTCGCCGCCCGCGAGGGCGACGTGCTGGAGCTCACGCGCGGCCAGGAGACGGAACTGCCGCAGGCGCTGAAATGGCAGGTCGCCCGTGCCGACGAGGATTACGACGCGGCCCTCGTCGAGGCGCGGCGCATCACCGTGGATACGACGCGCATCGCGTCCGAGTCCTTCCCGATGGCGGTGCCGCCCGAGGAGGCCGAGCGCCGCTGCCGCCGCACGCTGATGGAGGCGTGGGTGGGGCGCGAGACGGCGGCGTTCCGTCTGCCGCCCTCGCGGCTCGCACTGGACCCGGCCGATGCGATCCGGCTCGCCCATGACGGACGGCTGGTCGATCTGCGGCTCGTCTCCATCGCCGACGCCGAGGCCCGCGGCATCGAGGCTGTGCGCCAGGACCGCGCGACCTACGACCTGCCGCCTGGCGATCCCCGCGCAGCCTCACTGACGCGCGCTGTCGTGTTCGGCGCGCCGGATGCGGTGCTGATGGACCTGCCGCAGCTGACCGAGGATCAGCCCGCGCATCGGCCACTGGTCTCCGCGCACGCCGTTCCCTGGCCGGGCGAGATGGCGGTGTTCCGCAGCCCCTCGACCGATGGCTTCGAACTCTTCACCAGCTTCGGCTCACGGGCCCGGCTCGGTTCGCTGGTCTCGGCCCTCTACGCGGGCACCACCTCGCGCTTCGACCTCGGCAATGCGCTGGTGGTCGATCTGCTCACCCGCACGCTGGAAAGCGTCACCGACTTGACGCTGTTCAGCGGGGCGAACGCGCTTGCCATCGAGAGTGCGCCCGGCGTGTGGGAGATCGTGCAGGCGGGTGCGGCCGAACTCCTCGCGCCCGGCCGGTATCGGCTGACCCGCTTGCTGCGGGGCCAGCGCGGGACCGAGGGTGCCATGGGCAACCCGGCGCCAGCTGGTGCGCGGGTCGTCGTGCTGGACAGCGCGCTCGCGTCCCTGCCGATTGCCGAGGCCGATCTCGGGTTGCCGTGGAACTGGCGCATCGGCCCGGCGAGTCTTCCGGTCAGCGACGAGACCTATGTGGCGCAGGCCTTCACGCCCACAGGCGTCGGGCTGCGGCCGTTCTCAGTCGTCCATGTCGAGCAGCCGTGGCGCAGGCCACGCACGCCCGGCGATCTGACGATCCACTGGACGCGGCGGTCCCGCGCACTCGCGGCCGACAGCTGGGGCGGGTTGGAAGTGCCGCTGGGAGAAGAACTGGAAGGCTACGAGGTCGAGATCCTCGACGGCGCGACCGTGAAGCGGGTGCTGGCAACGAACACCACTAGCGCGGTCTACACCGCCGCCCAGCAGACCGCCGATTGGGGCGCGCTGCTCGGCCCCGGCGACACGCTCGAGGTCCGCATCTACCAGCTCTCCGCCCTCGTCGGGCGGGGCGCGCCCAAGACCGTCACGCTCACGTTCTGAAGGCCATCCCATGTCCGACGCCACGACCCATCTGCTGCTGCCCTACATCCTGGCAGCGCAGGCCCAGAAGCATGTCACCCACAACGAGGCGCTGCGGGTCCTCGACGGTCTCGTTCAGCTCTCGGTCCTGGACCGGGACCTGACGGCGCCGCCCGGAAGCCCCGCCGATGGCGACCGCTACATCGTCGGCTCGGGCGCGACGGGCGACTGGGCGGGGTGGGACCTGAACGTCGCGCTCTGGATCGACGGCGCATGGCTGCGCCTGCCGCCACGGACTGGCTGGCGGGCATGGGTCGAGGATGAGGGGCTGCTGCTGGTCTACGATGGCGCAAACTGGATCGGGACAACCCCGGCGTCGCTGCAGAACATGGCGCTCCTCGGGGTTGGCACGACGGCGGATGCGTCGAACCCGTTCTCGGCAAAGCTGAACGCGGCACTCTGGACCGCCAAGACCGTGGCCGAGGGCGGCACGGGCAATCTGTTCTACACGATGAACAAGGAGGCGGCGGGCGACGACCTCGGGCTGACGCTGCAGACCAACTTCGTGACCAAGGCGCTGGTGGGGCTGTTCGGCTCCGACAGGTTCCGGCTCGCCGTCTCGGCCGACGGCAGCACCTTCTTCGACGGGCTCAGCGTAGACAACGCCACCGGGATCGTCGACCAGCCGCAGCTGCCCCGGTTCAAGGCTTACACGAACTACGACAACTACGTGGGCGTCGGCAGCTGGACGAAGATCGGCCTCAACAACATCGACTACAACGACCAGGGGGCGTTCGACGCTGCGAACAACCATTTCGTGGCGCCCGTGGACGGCACCTACCTCTTCGGCGCAACGCTGCTCTACAAGATCAACGCCAGCGCCACGGCGCGCATGCGCGGGCGGCTCGTGTTGAACGGCACCACCGAAATCCGCGGCTCCCTTGGCGAAATCTCCGCCACCCATGTCTCGCTCGCCACCGCCATCTGGCTGCAGACCATGGTGCCGCTGACTGCGGGCGATACCGTCGAGCTGCAGGGGTATTTCCGGGTCGCGGACGGCTACTTCGCCGCCGATCACACGTCCTTCTGGGGGGCGAAGGTGGGGTGATTCAGAAGTGGATCTGCGCTGTTCTATTTCACTGCCTTGTCAATGAATCCAAGCGTGCTGGCATTCTCTAGGAGCGTCCTGACTTTTGCCCTGTCGAGGCCGGAGGCGACTTCGGCGTCGATCTCTAGCCTCAGGGACACCTCGGCACCTGGCAGCGTGGTGAGCTGTTCCACGATGGCTTCGACGATCTGGTGCATATCACGTGCCGGTCGATCAGCTGAGAGCATCACAGTACCGACAAATCTCTTTGGCTTGGCCTCTGCTTCCGGTTTGGGTTGCGCATCGGAGTTTTCGCTCCCGACACCAGTTTGAAAACCGCTACCTTCGTTCGTGCTTCCTGTCGCGACGCCTGTTCCAGTACCAAGACCGCTCTGCTCCGCGGCGGAAGCAGCTTTGGGACGGTTCGCTTCCGCTGCGTCGGGCCTTACGATGACAGAGTCGCTGTCAATCGAAACAAGGGTGTTGGAAGATTTCTCGATCGCCAGGCCTGCATAGGACTGGGACGCCTCATCATATCTCTCCGCGTAGGCGAACGGACCTGGAAGCATTCCGGAGACAGCGGACTGCACGGATTTAATAAGCGAATCTCTGTTCTTCAGGCGGGGCAGGTACGTGTAGCGATTCAGGTATTCCCAAAGATCCTTGAGATGCAGGTGCTGTTTCCCGTTCCAGATGTATTTCTCCAGCTCGCGATTGAGGCGTTCGGGTCCGATTTCCGGCAGCAAAGCCTCATCGCTGACGAGCTTCTTGCTGGCACGGCCGAGAACGCCGTCCTGTGCCGCGATGCGAGCAGACGTCAGTTCCACGTCCGATTGTGCGGTGTCCTGGTATGGATAGATCAGGTAGCACCAGGTCTCTTTGAGCCGAGTTTGTACAGTTTCCCTGGATTCTTTCGCCTTGTCTTTGGCCAGTGCAATGTCACTCGTCTTCAGGTCGAGGCGTCCGGTGTCAGCGTCCCGAACAATTCCGTCCCATGCGAGCGAGGACCGCATAGCCTCCTTCAGGTTGTCGAGCTGGCGATTGTCGGCAGCGAGGAATACAAGGGTGTTTCGATATACGCGAGGCGTTGCCCCCCGTTGAAGCAGGATATCTTTCACTTCGACCAATGCGTCGGAACCATCACGGCCTGTATGAGGATGAGCAACGCCAAGGACGACGGATCTGACGCCACCCGCTTCGTCGGGAACTTCAGAAGAACTATCAGGCGCGACCTGGACTGCATCGAAGTGACCACGATCCGCTAGGCTGTTTATGTAGCCTGTCAGAGCCTTGTCGATCTCCACCAGAACGAGCGCCTCTTCCAACTGACCGGCCCGGTCTGAAGCCACGCGGTTGAGGCTTGCGGACATCGAGTACCAGTAGCGGCCGAGGTCGCTGTGCATGAATTTCGCCTGGTTGGTCAGGCGACGGAGCGCATCACCGAAAATCGCCACCTTCTCGCCTGGCTGAACCACGCCGAGATTGATCCGCTTGTCGTCTATACCGCGGTTCTGCTGGCCTTCCGTGGGCGCCGTTGCGACAAAGACCGCGCGCGCGACGCGGCGTGTGGCGGAGTAACGGTTCAAGTTCGGCGCAGACTGGTCGATCTTGTAAGGCGTGGAACTCATTCCATCCACGTCCCCAGCGATGATCCCTTGCCATGCGTTCGGCAGATAATGGAGGAGTTCAGGCTCCACGCGCGCCGAACTGATCGCCACGCTGCCTGGCATGATCATGACAGACGGATCACCAGACATCCAGAGCTCGTGAATGACCTGCGCCATCAAGCGCAGCACCCCGCGCGTGCGCTGGAATTTGTCCAGCGAACCCCACGCCGTGTAGAGGTGGTCGAACAGATCCGGATGGATCGGGTACGCCTTCTCGAGCTTTCGGCGATAATCTTCGTCGGCGCAGCCCTGCGGGAAATCGTTCGGCCTTTCCCGGTACAGCTTGGCGAACTGCTTCAGGGTGTTGTCCCGATGCATGTACTTGTCGCCGGGGATCTCCTTGAAGAGCCGGCGCCGGACGATCTCGTAGCTCTCTTCCTGCGACGCGGGACGCCACGAACTCTCCACCCGGCTGAAGGTCTGCTTCAGGCGTGCAAGTGCCTCCTGACCCCCTTCGCCACCGACCTCGATCTGGGACGCCGGCAGCGAGGCCACCAGCAGCGTCTGCGGCGAGGCCTTCACCGCCTCAGTCAGCGACTGAACGAAGGACAGGTTCGCGTCGAACGAGCCTGAGGGCAGCCCCTCGATCTTGTAGATCTGGCGCAGGTAGGCGACCCACTCGTCGATCAGGATGAGGCACGGCGCGCACTTCTTGAAGATGGCCTCCAGCAGGTTCGACCCCGGCGCAATGCCCCTCTCATCATTCTCGGCGATCATCTGGTAGGCGTCTTCGCCACCCAGCTGAAAGGCGAGCTCACCCCATGTCGTGTTGATCCGACGTCCATAATCCTTCTCGCGCTGTCCAACGTCGGACGGACCAGATGACGTTCCGACCAGAACAGCCCGGTTGATCCGGTCCGGAACCGTAAGCCCCTCTTCGGACAGCAGCTGATCGAGACCCGGCAGATCGTTCACCGCCGTCTTTCCGACCATGTGATACAGCGCCAGCATCGAGTGGGTCTTGCCGCCGCCGAAGTTGGTCTGCAGCTCGACGACCGGGTCGCCACTTTTGCCGGAAAGGCGTTTCGCGGCGCTGACGAGCAGGTTGCTCAGGCCGTCCGTCAGATATGTTCGGCTGAAGAACTCCCTCGGATCGCTGTACTCGTAGGGCGCGCTGCCGTTGTGCACCTTGGCGAGGTCGGCAGCGAACTCGGCCTGCTGGAACTCGCCCGTCGCGACGTCCTGATGCGGCTCCACCACGTCCCGCCACGGCAGGAGGCCCGAGACCGTCTCGGTCGAGATCGTCGAGACGTTGCTCTTGCGTTCCTCCGACCGGGCAAGCTCGCGATACTTCGTGCGCAGGATCGTGTCGCGCATCTTGCCGATTTCCTCGGCGCTCTGGCCGGCGCTCACCGCCTCCAGCAGGCGCCGCATCGAGTCCAGCGCGCGCTCGGCGTCGTCGTAAGTGAACTTGCCATCATGGGCGAGCTTGTTGCGGACATCGACCAGCTCGTTGACGATCGAGCGATGCGTGCGGTCCAGCACGTCGCGGAAAACATCGTTCCAGAGCCGCTCCATGATCTTCAACAGCTTCTGGGTGTCGAGGCTGAACTTGCCGTTCTGCTCCGGCCGCCACTCGGGAAAGCGGGAGATCACCTCCTGCGGCCAGCCCTTGCCCATCGCGGCCTCCAGCCGCTGCATCACGAAGGGTTGCAGGCCCTTGGGCAGAAGCTCCATGCCCTCGAAAACTGTCTGGCGTGCACTCTTTGCCATGCCCTAACCCCTCAAATATCCAGCGCCGACTGGCGGTTCAAATCTTCGACCCGGATCGTCGCGGCCAGCCGCGTCAGATCCGTCCACACGGCGATCAGCCCGTTGTAGGAGGTCGCCTCCTTCGCGTCCTGCCGCTTGTTCGAGCAGACGTCGTAGAGGTAGTAGGCGAGGTCCTTGACCATCTCGGCGCGGTCCGGGCCCAGCTTCTTAAGCAGCAGGGCCGCGGCGTATTCGCCGTCGTTCTCCAGTACGCGGATCAGATGCTGGCAGCTTTCCCAGATCGTCAGGTGATCGTCCTCGGCCGGGTCCCAGTCCGGGTCCAGCTCGGCGCGCTTGAGGATGCGGACCTTGCCGGCCGAGCTGTCGACGATCCCGGCGTGCTTCACGCTCTCGACCGAGATGCCGCGCGCACGGGCAAGGTTGTCGGCTGCGCCGTAGTCGGCCTTGTCGGTGCCGTGCTGCTCGAACCAGGTCGCGGCAAAGCGGGTTTCGGCGTCGAACGCGCCATGCAGGTCGTTCAGGAACTCGTCGAGCTCGGCATTGATCAGCTGCAGCGCAGTCTTGACCGTCATCGGGCTGTCGTCGGCCTCCAGCACCGCTTTGTAGCGGGAGAAGACGCCCATGCCGGGGCCGATGGCCGATTGCGGCATGTCTGCGGGAGAGACGTTTGCGGCCTGAAGCTGGCGCGCGCCCTCTCTGAGCTCCCGTCTCAGTGTTCGCAGAAATTCATTTCGGGTAACGCTTTCGGCAGCCACTTCCCGAGGGCGGCAGGACAATACAACCGACGTAGCAAGAGCATTCCGATTCTTCTTCAGATTGCCAGTCAATTCCGTCCGAACCGGCCAAGTCGAACCGATCTGGTAACCCGCGTCAATGATCGCTTGAATAAAAGTCGCCCAGCCCTTTGAGGATATTCCCGCTTCCTCGACTTCACCTTGTCGAAAAGCGTAATAGATTGCGGCAGGAATATCTTGGCGGCTTTGCTGCGCCATGTGACGCATGACCTCCGTCATCCCATCCAAGAAGAATTCGTCTGCAGGGTCTCGACCTCTGTGTCGTTGATGGTCTGCGACCAACTCTTCAGATTTTGGAACCAGGATTGTGCCAAAAAGATCAGGAAAAATTGGACGAAGACCACGGCGCAGCCACACATAGAAAAAGTCCGAAAGATCAGCATAAGGGACATTGTCGTAGTAGGGCGGATCAGTAGAAACGACACAATTCGAAAAATCTGCGGCCTGCGCGCCAAGTTGGACAAGCTTGCTGCCGTTGTCCTTGGCCGGCAGGTTTGAAACTGCTTTGGCCAAGTATTCAACTTGCCCAATGAAGTTTCCCGATGACGTTGAGAACGGGTTTCCTTCTGCCGTATCCCACCTCATGGGCAACGCCTGCATTGCAAAAACTTGCTCTACTTTCTCACCAGTTGTATGCCAAAACGTGCTGGTTGATTGGCGGTTTGCCAAACGGCTTACACCCAGCGCGAGATACGTGGCGATAGCCGCGCTATACTCCTCGGTTGTATCAATTTCCGCGGCGATCTCGGGGATCAGGCCCATAAAGGTGTTGAGAGCGATCGTCTGTCGATCCATAAATAAATCTGACCAGTTCGTCGGCCCATAATTCGTCACGCTCATGTATTGTGGATGCTGCGACATCGCGAAGTCTGGGCGCCACTCTGGTATCTCGGAGTGGGCAATTCGCTCATGTTCTTCGGAAGGCGAAACATAGCGTCGTCCGCGCCGGCCCTCCGCTACGATGGCAAGGAGTTGCCAGCCCATGCGTCCGGCCATGCCTTCGGATTTCACGTAGTTTGCGGTCACTGCATCGCCGGTGAACGGGCAGACGAAGTTTGCACCTCGCCCGCTTTTGTTGCCGCCGTTGATCTTCGCCTCGTCTTTCGGTGTCCCAGTACGGACATGAAAGCGCATACGCGTTCCTTCGACCTCAGGTTCGATCCACACCTTCCGTTTCGGTTTCTTGCAGAGCCAATAGCTGGAAACGAGAGGGATGGGTGTTCCACCCATTGCGGGGTTGGGGCTCGGCACGGTTCGCGCCCATATCCATGCCAAAACGGTCTCTTGGCCGCCGCCATCGCGCTCGTCCAATGTGACCTGCGGATAGAGGTGTCCAATACGTTCCCATGCTCGATCCCTCAGAACCCGCGCATAATGGAGGACGTCCTCCGCCAGTCCTTGGGCGTTCTTGTAGCCGCCATGGCCAGCCGCTTTGTCCCCCGGATGGATCGGCTCCATGTCCTTGAACTTCGGCGGGATCTCGATCATCGCCTTGCCGATCATCACGGCCACCGGGTTCAGGTCGGACCCATAGGCTGGCAGCCCCAGCCGCTGCGCCTCCAGCGGGATCGACCCGCCGCCCGAGAACGGGTCATAGACCGGGGGCAGCTCGCCATCGCAGCTGGCGCGGATCTCGGCACGCGCGCGCTCCAGCACCTCCTCGTTGGTCGAGTTCTCCCACTTCACCAAGTCCTCGATGATCTGGAACAGCCGCTTGCGCTCGGCCTCCACGGCCTCCTCGGTCGGGAACTTGTCCGGATGGCTTGACGGGTCGTCCACCAGCTGCGCGA